TACCTAAATGAGATAATTTTTGTTTAATTAGATATTCTTCCGTTCTAGGAGGTAATTTTTTTCCTAATATTTTTTGTGTTCGTTGTTCTATTCTTTCTGTAGTTTGTTTAATGCCTTTATTTACACTTACCAATTCTCCAAATAGCCATCTGTCATCGTTCTTATCAACAACAAAAACGTTTCCATCCTTGTCTTTTACTAAAACCTTATTTTTTTTAGATTTACTAATATTATCTGAATGCTCTCTCGTTCTAGGAGGTTTTGGTTTTGATAATTTTCTTTTATGTTCATCGGTCATAACATAACTAAATCCAACAATTCCGTCACCGCCTAGAGTAGAGTTGTATCCCTTTTTATAAGTGTTGTAAAAATCAATCCAAAACTTCTCCCGTTCATTTAATAAGTTTTCATCATTTACCTGTTCAATAACATCAAAAGTCCAGTCATTTTTTCCATATTTACGTATAGCGTTGTATAGTTTAAAATTTGTTTCTGTATTTAATGCTTTGGCGCAATGTTGCTTCCATCTCTTTTCCAGAGTATGTTTTGTCTTTCCGACATATTTTTTATTTGTAGTTTTATTGGTTAATATATAGACTATCAAAAAAGAAATCCCTCTTCATGTTTTTATATTATTTATTAGAAGGATATTTGGTTTAGACGACTTCCATATGATGAACGTGGATATGCTTGGCGAAACGATAACTTGCACGAGGAACCGTGGTTGTATCGGTTTTCAGATATCTCAGATTGGTTCCTCTTGGGAGAATGAATTCTTTTTCATGCTCCATCCCATTGCCGGTTCTCGCCACATAAGCGCCGGGATGACCCTTGGGAATCTTGATCTTTAAAAGATGTTGGTGTGTTTCTCTTTTCTTATTATCGATTGTTTCATTTCGGAAAGCAAATCGTCCTGCCACATGTTCATCCAAGGAAGTGGAGAGATAAGCAGGATGATTCACGATTCCTTCATTGTTCTTTTTCTCACGCGGATCATGTTTGGTGCCTGACCACACGACAAACTTCTTTGGCGTCTTATTATTGTTTAAAACAGAATCTAATCTGGTGCTTTTCTTTTCTAAGATGTTATTATTGACGGTGGAGCGTTTGGTCTTTCTCCATTGATAATCGTTCAGCTTTCGCGAGCCACTGACGTAATCTTTAATTGATTTCAAATGATCAGGTTCAAATCTCTTATTATAATGAGCGATTAAATCTTCATGTAATTTATCATAATTCATTGCTTCTGCAACAGTACCGAAGTCGCCGGAAGCGCCGGAATCTTCCTCTACGTCTTGCCTATCGGAAATTCCTGCATTGATATAATTATCATTGATTGATTCGATGATTTGTCTGAGTGGTTTCATTTTTCTTCTCCTTTATGATAAGGATTTTTCATTGTAAATAATGAACAATATCGACTTTCTTCATGCTCATAATTTGGATCGACTGATTTAGCAAATTTATGGTATAATTTTGTTCTACTTGGTTCTCGGCTGGTACTAGAAATAGAAATTGACTTTATATCAGGATTTTTCTTCAGATGGTCATCAGCAATTTTCTTTACTGTTCCAAATATTTTATGAGAAGTAAATGGTTCACTATTGTTAATTCCCATTCCTGCCTTATTTTCACTATCTATATTGCTAGTAAAGGATAGCTCATGAAAACGATCAGAATGTTTTTTTATAAAAACCCTAAAGGTAGTTCCTTTGTCTGATTTAAAATTATAGGCACGTCGCATAGGACTGCTTTCTTCTTGATAAGGATAATGACCGTCTCCAATCTCTGTTACAAGAATTTCTTCCTTCAGTTTGCCGACGTTCATCGAAAACTCCGTGCCCATATCCATTTCGTGATGGGTATAATCAGGATCAACCGATCTGGCGAAATGATGATATAATTTCGTGCGGCTTGGTTCTTCTTTTTTACTTCCAAATGTTATATGCGTCGTCTCAGGGAAAGCCTCTAAATGTTGACTGATCGCTTTTCTAATAGTGCCGAAAACCCTATGGGCGGCGCGTGGCTCTGAATTATTCATATCAAACCCGTTAATATCACTGAAATTGACATCAGCCTTATGCGGCCATAATCTAGAGTTTTTAATATGAATCTGTATTCTGTTACCACTATTCGTATAGAAATGTGACATAGACGTATTCTTACCAGTATAATCCTGATTCAAGGAATAATGTGAATCTCCGATCTCATTAATCTGAACTATTTCCCTAAGCTTCTTCATGTCGCCTCCAGAACGATGGTGTTGCCATTCTGAATCATCACGTCACTACTTTGAATTAACGTCGTGGCTGAATTTTGCACGTCTTGAATCGCCAAGCGACCAAACATTAGCATTTGCACAGGATGAACAATATCCGTGACGAATTGTTGATAGGTCTCCAGCATTCGAGGCGCGATAATTTCATAGGAGAATGGTTGATAATAATAAGAATCCTGGAGATAGATCGTATCAGACAGGAAGGATTGATTATCTTTCCAATAGCCCTGCGTCTTGCCGGTTCCATCCACTACGGCGGTTCCTGAGGCGATCACCTGACCATTGCCGTATATTTCTAGGAATTCACCAGGATTGAAGCCGTAGCCAGATTCTAACACGTTTAAAGCGGTAATGATGCCGCTGTCATTGTTCGCAATTGCAGAAATCGAAGCGTCACCACCAAGGAAGCCGCCTTGGCCATCAGGAAGCTGTAATTGATAAATTAATGGCTCCTGAATGGAAACTGTAGGATTGGCGGTATAGCCCTTGCCGGGATTCTCGCCTGTGAGGCTGGCGATGGTGCCAGCGACAATCGTTTCATAAGAAAGAATATTGCCGATTACCGAATCCAGATTGCCGTTGGCGATTGGAAAGGTCCAGGCGGTATTTCTAATTGTCTGATTGATATAAGCCGTGGCTCCAGAAGTCTGGCCATGCACGTTTGAAGTCGGCAAGAAATAACCATTGGCGTTGTCAACGACTAGCACTGTAGAATTAGAAGACACCACATTAGCCGTAACATTAAATTGCGCTTTCGGCAGGACACAATTAACATAAATCGTATCGCCTGAAACGGAGCCGACCAGAATGACGCCGCTCTTTAAATTAGCATTATTCAAGGCGGATTCAGGACCCGTCAGATTGATGTAATTTGGATTGTCAATCTCGATAATCTTGAGGCCGGAAATGCCTAAGGCGGTATTAGACAACAATTCAGTATTAGAAAGATTGTTGCCTGAGACATAGGCGAAGTCGAGGCCGATGCCATTGGCAGAAGCGGTTACGGCTTCATTATTGATCCAACCACCGCTGTTATTGGAAATAGCAAGATTGAAGCCTTGAGCGGCGTTATCCAATTGCGTATTGTAATAGGAAGCGATTTGATCGGTATTGAGAATATAAACTTTCTCATTGACAAGACTTCCCACTGAGAACGACGCGCCAGAGCCGTTGCCACCTGTCACCTGGATTTGTGCGTTGAGAGAAAATCCTTGACCACCATTGAGAAGATTAAACGTAACGAGGCCGTCTTCTGAAGTTGTAGAAGCGACGGTAGCCAACGCCAAGCCGCTGGAGCCGGAAACGTTCACCACGTCGCCCACATTGAAGAATGCGCCGCCCTGATCAATCGAAACCGCCGATAACGAACCGACGATGATTGGCGCGATATTGGCGGTTAATTGTGGCAATCCATCAGAAGTAATGAAATCGCCATAAGAGAATGAGCCGTTGATATTTGAAAGAATCAGAACGTTATTGATCTTATTATTCAGATAGACAATGTTATAATCCTCCACCAGAGCGGAGGCGTTGCCAGAAGACGATTGAATCGACAAGCCGACTAGATTCGCGAGATAAGGCGAATCGGTTACTTCGATATAGCCTTGCTGAATCCAGGTTCCATTGGATAGCCGGAAGACATGTTGACCAGGATAATAGAAAGAGACATCTTCATTAAAGAGAATTCTGAAGAGAAGTTCATAGCCTCTCTCTGTGCCCTTCGCCTGATAAAGGTCTTGCACATGCTTCATCAATAGACGCGGATTGACCAGGATATCCGAGGGCAACTTGGCGATATATTGATTCTTGAAATGCTGGAGGAATTCATCCGGCGTCTTGTCGATATCGAAATAGTTTTTTAAGTTTCGTGTGTGGAAAAGGACGTTGTTAGACGATTCGAGATACTGATAGTAGGCCTTGACGAAGGCGACGAAATTTTCAGCATCCTTCTTATAGAAAGAGGGAAACTGACCAGGAATAAATTGATTAGTAATTAATTCTGTCATTCTACCACCTTCATATGATGAACGTGAGTAAAGTATTTTCTAGAACCGTAGCCAAAGCTTTCTTGTTCGGTATCGGTCTTGATATGCTTCAGCTTTGTATTTCGTGGCAGAATGAATTCCTTTTCATCAGGATTTTTTAGATGCGCGACGTAAGCTCCTGGATGGCCTTTCGGAACATGAATTTTCATAAGATGGGTATGTAATTCGTTTCCTTCTAATTTATATTGTCTGCTGTTAATAGCAAATCCTTTAGCGATATATGGACTTAGGCTAGTTGATAGATAAGCAGGATGATGCACGATGCCTTCGCTATTCATATGCTCGCGAGGATCAATACCTGTGCCTGACCAGACCGCTAATTTATGCGGCGTCTTATGAAGATTGATCGCAGCATCCAATGAAGCCGTTTGGTGCTCTTTATCGTCTTTGAAATTCTGAGGCCAAGATTGCCATACCGAACTTTGCTTATGCTTCTCCCAATGATAGTGATTTAGATCATAAGAATCACCTTGGTAATCATTCAAGTGAAGCTTATGATCTACGTCGTCAAAATTCTGATAATGCTTATACATGCTGTCATGAGTATGATTAGCACGTCTATCGCTATTTTCGTCGGTTATTTCTCTTAAGGGTTTCAATTTAGACGACTTCCATATGGTGGATATGATTTATATATTTATAGCTTGCCTCGCCGTGGGTGGCGGTTCCTTGCTTTTTAGTCGTCTTGATATGACGAAGATTGGTTCCTCTCGGAAGCACCAGTTCTTGTTCGCCGTCGAAATGCATTGCGCTAGGCGTTCCCTTAGGAACATTTATCTTGAGGACATGACGATGATGCACGCCGTCAATATGTTCACTGTTGCGAATCGAGAAGTTTTCCGCCGTATTGGTGTCAAAGGAAGTTGAAAGATAGGCAGGATGATGCACGATCCCTTCACTGTTCATTTTTGCCCTTGGATCATAGCCGATGCCAGAATGGACGGTTAAGTTCTTCGGCGTCTTTTTTTGTTGTAAAACAGTATCTAAATCATTTGTTTGTTTTTCCAAACGATCAATATGTTCTGGTTTAAGATAAGGATCAGTTTCGCCCTGATGCTTGTCCCAATGATAACTATTAAGTTCGCGGGAATAGGTTTGAAATCCGCGTATCGCTTCTTCATGTTGTGGAGCATATCGACCATAACTCTCCTTCACCTTATGGAAGTCGGTCTTATCGGCCCAATGATTCTTGCGATCTTCCCAACCTTCGATGATCTGTCTTAAGCTTTTCATACAACCCTCATATGATGTATTTGTCTTTTGATATAGCCAACTTCTGATGGTACTTCTTCACTCTTAATATACTGAAGATTAGTGCCTCTCGGAAGAATGAATTCCTTTTCTCCATGGCGGCTGATATTGGCGACGTAAGCGCCGGGATGCCCTTTTGGAACGTGAATTTTTAATATATGCTGATGATTCGTCCCATCGCCTTGTTTCATTGGAGGTGCAAAGTTTTGGGCCACCGTCGTATTCAGACTTGTGGAAAGAAACGCAGGATGATGCACAATCTTTTCACTATTCATTAATTGTCGTGGATCATGGCGCGTGCCTGACCAAACGACTAGTTTGCTCGGCGTCTTATGCTGATGCACCGCCGAATCCATATGAGAAGCATCCGACTCCCAATTGGCGGAATCTCTACTGTCAAGCTTCTTAAAAGCCTCGTTGTCCTTATGTTTATTCCATAAGTAATTGTTAAGATCAAACGATTCTTTCTGATATTCTTTCACATGATGAAGATGGGAGGAAGTGAATCCTTTGTAATGCGGCGAGAGGCTGTCATGCGTGGTTCTAGCTCTGTGGCGAACATTCGCGTCGGTAATTTCTCGAAGCAATTTCATTAGACGATTTCCATATGATGAGTGTAATGAATTAATTTCTCGCCATACGGGCTTGTGGTTTCATTCGTATCAGTCTTCTTATGACGTAGATTCATTCCTCTTGGCAGCACTAATTCTTTTTCAAATGTATTATGCGGAACCAAAGCGCTGGGATGACCCTGAGGAACGTCAATCTGAAGCATATGGCGATGGATTGTTTTATTCTCATGATCGATAGTCGAATTCTTCGCTGCAAATGTTTTAGCGCTTTCCCTTTCTAGGGAAGTGGAAAGATAAGCAGGATGATGCACCACGCCATCCTTGTTCATTCGCTTGCGAGGATCATAGCCGATGCCGGAATAAACCGTCAGAGGTTCAGGCGTCTTATTATTGTTTATCGCGGCGTCTAGATGCTTGGTCTTTTTCTCTTCGGTCGCATCGTGCTCGCCTTTACCCTTATGCTTCTCCCAATGATAATTATTCACGTTATAAGACGACATCTTGAAATTGTATAAATGATTCTTCTGGGGAATAGAATAACCATAAGATGAACTTAAAGTATAGTAATCAGTAATCTCTCGCAGAGTCTTCATTAATCACTCACGATATTGATATTCAAAGCCGTTGAATCCACCTCGATAATGTCATTTCCAACGGCGTAAATATCCTTATTCAGGGTCGAAGCGGTAAAGGCAACGCCGTTGTTGACGTAGCCGCTTACATTGAGCGATGGAATGGTGACAATGCCGTTAGAATAATTAACACTTCCAACATTGGTAGGCGTTGCGTTACCTGAGAGATTGACCAGATAAACGATTCCGTTTGCGTTGCCAAGCGCGGTATCCGAGAGATAATAGGTGCCTCCTGAAATGATGAATGGGTTAGAAGTTACGTTGGTGATCGGGTTATTATAATTAATTGAAATAAAGTTATTGACATTAAGAATCACATTAGCGAATTTCTTGATCGTCACGGTAGTTTCATTAGAGATTACCGAGGCGTCAACTTCGTCAATCGCGTCAGTCAACTGAGAATAACGGAACGCGGTATCGAAAGTCTCCAGGCTATTGCTAGAATAGTCGTTGATTGCGTTGGCCACCAGAGCGACATACTGATTGGGCGGAACGTTGGTCTGGGTGAAATCGACATGCACGTTCGAAGAAACGTTCAGATAGATGAAGTCGGGATCGATAAATTGCACGGCATAGTTTAGGATATTCCGCTTCTGAAGAAAGGCTTGGATATTGCTCTTGAGAATCTGAGTGGCGGGATTGCCGCTTGTCGTCACCAAGGAAATAAAGATCATGCCATACTGAATGCCAGTCGGCGTCACGCCGCCAGAATAAACATTCACGTCCTTGACATAAGGGAAGTTATCCAAGATTAACGTTTTGTAATCTTCATCAGTAATCGCGTTGTTCTGGGTCTCGTAATGGCGAGGATTATTGAAGCGAATGGAATCAATCGACTCGGCTGGAGCGCCGCCTGAAGTGGTATTCGCCGTTGTGATGGTCAAATTGTAATAAGAAGTATTGTTGTAAGTCTGAAGCCCGCTTGACAATGTAAATGTATTAACGAAGTTAGCGGCATCGCCTTGAGAAATACGATAGGTCGCATTGACCACAGCGCCGTTCTGCGGTTGATAGCCAAACACGCCATCGCCAAATTGGAATTGATACGTATTGGATGAATGGCCCTGGAGGAAGTAAACCTTAGAATTTCCATTCAATCCATAGAGATTCGGAGCCAAGGTGAAAATCGTATTGGTGGACCCGGAATTCTCCGAGACGACAATGGTTAATGAAGTGGTGTCAATGCCAGGATCGGAGAGCGTGAATAATTGGTTATTAACCGTCGTATCCACTGAAAACAAATCTGATTTATAAAATCCTTCATAGACCGCGACGTTAGAGAAGCTGAAGAAGCCATTGGAAGAAGTCTGAAGATAGTTTTGATCAGTAACGAAGTTATAGCTTCCATTTGAATTGTAGCCAGAAAAGATCGTTCCCTTGGGAATCTCAAACATCGTCGCATTGGCAGTCTGGAGGCTGATATTCAAATCAGTGGTGGCGGAAGAAACCGAATAAGGAAGATAATTCAATTCTTTTGATTTGGAGACGATGCTATCGCGCAATTGAGCCGAATCGTTAAAGCCTTCTGAGAAGGTCATATTAAGAAAGAAGGAGTTCAGGAAGGTATTTCTGACCAGAACGTCCAATTCGGCGTTGATATTCGAACCGGCGTAGTTGTAGTCGCGGTAAGCAGAATTGTTTTGAAGCCATTGAATATAATTGGCTTTGAGCGTATCGGGATCGAGATTTATGAGTGAAATGTTTGTATTGGCCATCGTCTCTTTCTTTTTTAACTATTTATTGCCTAGACGACTCGCATATGATGAACGTGATAAGTGTCGCCTGAATAGTCTTTTGTCACTTCAGTCTTGACATGCTTCAGATTGGTTCCTCGTGGCAGGATAAATTCTCTTTCAGTAGGGCGCGTCATGAAGTGGCCAACGTAAGCGCCAGGATGCCCTTGAGGAATATGAATTTTCATTAAATGTTTTTCAGGCCGACTATCGCTATAATGAAGGCCTGCGAACATTTTTGCTTTTTCTTCACTTAGGCTAGTGGAGAGGTAGGCGGGATGATGGACAATGCCTTGTTCATTCATAAGTCTTCTAGGATCATGCATTGTGCCGCTCCAAACCGCCAATTTCATAGGCGTTTTATGCCTCTGGATGGCCGTATCAATATGCTGGGTTTGTTCTTCATGAATTTGTTTGGATAGTTTATCAAGATTACCTAAATTATTTTTATGTTTTTCCCAATGATAGGAGTTAAGGTCTCTGGAATCACCCATATAGCTGACAAGATGGGGTCTCTCTTCATGAGAATAATTATTATAGTGGTCTAAGATTGATAAATGAGTCCTATTGGCACGATCCATGGTTTGTGAAGGAGAGAGGATTTCCCTTAATGGTTTCATCAGCGTACCCGGTCTAAGACGATTTGAACCGAAAGCAGATTCGGATTATTAATAATTGTGAAATAGATGCTGATCTGAACCGCATTGAGACTTGATTCGGCGTCAACGAGAATGTTAGCAATTTTTGCTCTCGGCTCCAGCTTCAAGGCGTCAGTGAGGGCTTGCGTGATGACGGTCTGCGTCAGAGCATTGTTCAAGCCGAATAAGGAATAATCAGCCGCTTGACCAATCGTATTATCATAGGGCCTCTCGCCAAGGATCGTCTTGCAGATATTCTTAATTGATTGCTTGACGGAATTTTCATTAACCACCTTCGCAAGATCATCAGTGAA